GTATCCGGTGCGAATGACATTGCAACGCTGCTGGGCTTGTCTGCGGCTGTCGGCGCGATCAACGTTACGGGTTCCGGCGTTGTGGACGCGGTTACCGCCGTGCAGCAGTCTGAACAACTGTCGGATAACTTCGGCTCGCTGGTGTTCATTCCCGCGCTCACCATCACCGAACACGAAGCCGTGTCGGCGTATGTCGCGGCACTCAACGTGAAGTATCAATATCACGTCCCGGTGTCTGCCGCAAACGCTGCTGCATGGTCCGCTGCGCTGATCGGCTACGCGGGCACCGGTATCACGCTGTCGCCCTTGGCGAACGAATACCCCGAACTGATCCCGCCCGCAATCCTGGCCGCTACGCGCTACGACCGCCGCAACGCGGTGCAGAATTACATGTTCAAGCAACTGGCAGGCGTGACCCCAAGCGTTACCAGCGCCACGGACGCCGACACATACGACGCGCTGCGCGTGAACTACTACGGCGACACGTCCACAGCCGGGCAGGTTATCAAGTTCTACCAGCGCGGCACGCTGTGCGGTGGCACCACGGCCCCGGTAGACATGAACACCTACGCTAACGAACAGTGGCTGAAAGACTACGCAGGCTCCCAGGTCATGGGCCTGCTGCTGTCCGTGGGCCGCGTGCCAGCGAACGCGCAAGGTGTGGGCATGATTTCCAACGTGTTGCAGCCTGCTATTGACCGCGCACTGACAAACGGCACTATCAGCGTAGGCAAGACGCTGACCGCCGCGCAGCGCGTGTTTCTGACGCAGGCCACAAACGACCCGCTGGCGTATCTGGTGGTGCAGTCGCAGGGGTATATCCTGGCGGTGCGCATGGAGCCCTACACGACCACCAGCGGGGCCACGGAATACAAGGCAGTTTATGAACTGTACTACTCCAAGGACGATGCAATCCGCCGCGTGGATGGTTTCCACACCCTGGTTTAACAAGGAGAACAAAGCATGACTGTCGATATTTCCGCCTTCGGGCTTAAGGTGGTTCTGACCGCATCGGAGACATTCCCCAGCGGCATTACGCTTACCCAGTTCCCGGACGATGTGAACCCCGTGGACTCGCCCGCAATCCAATTGCGCGATGTGGCTTCGGGCCTCAATGGCGACATGGTGGTATGGAGCAAGGCAAACCCCGTGCCCCTCACTATCGCCGTGCTGCCCAACACCGAAGACGACCGCAATTTGTCTATCCTGGCATCGGCAAACCGCGCAGCGGCTGGCCGGTTCCCCGCGCAAGACGAAATCAACGTAACGGTGACCTACCCAGACGGCACCGTTACGCGGTTCGTGCGCGGCGTGGTGACAGACGGCATTCTGGGGCGCCCCGTGGCGTCTTCGGGCCGCATCACCACGAAGCCATACACGTTCAAGTTTGAGGACATTGCACAGTGATGCTAGAGCCAAAAAACTTCGACGTTGACGGTAAGACTTACGTGCTTACCAAGTTCCCCGCGACGGTGGGCCGTGAAATCCTGATGCAGTACCCGACCAGCGTTGTGCCCAAGCTGGGCGACTACAAAACGAATCATGCGCTAATGCTGCGCATTCTGTCGTTTGTGGGCGTGCCTATCGAGGGCCGGGATGAACCGCTAATGCTGACCAGCGAAGCGCTTGTTAACAACCATGTTCGCAACGCCGAAGTGCTGGTGCAAATCGAATGGGCGATGATTTCGCATAACTTCGATTTTTTCGGGGATGGGCGCGCATCCGGTATCCTGCGGCTGCTGATGGACAAGGCCCAAGCATTGACCTCCGAAACGTTGACCAAGTTTGTGGCTGCATTATCGGAGAAGGGCTCGCCACCCTGAACGAGCTTCGCACCGTCTACACACTTGAGGACGCGATGCGAATGCAAGAGGTGATAATGGTACGCCGATCAAACGAATATCTTGCTGTGAAACAGGCGCAGCAAAGATAACCACAAAGCCCCCGGCGCTGAAAAGTTCCGGGGGCTTTTCACATAGGAGCGCCCGCAATGGCATCGCTAATCGAAGAGTTTCTATACAAATTCACGGCAGACACTGCCGAATACACAGACGCTACAAACAAGGTAGGCGACAGCAATAAAAAAGCCGTCGATACCATGAAACAGACGGACGCCAGCGCCGCGCAGTTGGCCGGGCAGTTTAAAACTCTGGCGCTAGGCGCACTGGGCGCCGCTGCTGCGTTCTTATCGTTCGCAGGCATCAAAGCTGTAGCAGTGGCCGCAGCAGAGCAGACAGACGCGCTAGACAAGACCGCCCGCGCGCTGCGCATGAGCGCGGATGACCTAGACGTGTGGCAGCGCGCGAACGAAGCCGCAGGCGGCAGCGCATCGGAAATGGCGGCTACTTTCAAGATGCTGCAGGAACGCACGCGCGATCCCATCAAGGCGCTGGAAGACATAGCCGACCGGTTCAAGGGCCTGAACGATCTGCAGGCCGACCGGCTGGGCGCGTCGCTGGGCCTGGACAAAGGCACGATTGAAATGATGCGGCAGGGTAAGGCCGGGCTGGTCGAATTCATCGCCGTGCAGCAGAAGCTAGGCAAGGTCACAGAGGAACAACTGGCAGCGGCCAAGGAGTGGAAGCTACAAACCAAACTGTCGCAGTTCGTTATGGACGATATAGCGCGCATGATTATGGCGAAGCTGATTCCTGGCGCGACAGAGTGGCTTAAGACCATGCGCGGCGCGCTAATGTGGATGCGCGACAACAAGGAATTTACGCTAGCGTTTTTCGGCGCTATTGCCACAGTGCTAACCGCCCGGCTGATTCCTGCGTTGCTTGCGGCTGGACTGGCAGCAGCACCGTGGATTCTGCTCGCTACTGCGGTGGCCGCTGTCGGCGCTGCGATTGCCCTGGTTGTGGACGACATGCTAGCGTTTGAAGACGGCAGTAAGTCCATGATTGGGGAAATCTCGAAGTCGTGGCCTGTCGTGGGCCAAATCGTGCATGTGATTGTGGATGCCCTAAAGGTGCTGGGCGATGTTGCGGGCGCGGTGTTCAAGTTCCTGCGCGATGCTATTTTTGAACCGGCTAACGCGCTTGAAAACCTAGAGGCGCGGCTGGGTGCAATCATGGCCGCGTTTGAAACCCGGTTCCCGAAGCTGGCGGCGCTTGTGCAGGTGCTGGGTGCAGGCATCGGTGCATATTTCTCTGTGTTGGGCAGCGTGTTTAGCGCAGTGTTTGACGGCATCATGAACGTTGGAAAAGCGATTGCATGGGTTGCCGAAAAGATAGGCATTACCGGCGTACTCAAGGGCGTAGGCAATGCCGTGCTTGCGCAGCTACCAGCCGCCACGGGCGCCCCTGGCGAACGCTACCAAAGCCCAGACACCAGCACGCCAAAGGGGCTGGCAGCAGCGCGCGAGGCCATGCAGGAACAACGCACAGAAACCCCACTGGCCCGCACGTCTGCTGCGGTGCAGGCGGGGCGCGCTGCCGTGACAAACGCCGAATCTAGCCCGCTGGCGTCCACAACCAGCAACGCGATCAGCAACACGGTGAACAACAAGCCTGTAACGAAGACCACGCAAGTGACCACCGGGCCTATTACGGTGAACACTCAAGCCACAGACGGCAAAGAAGTTGCCGCAGCGCTTGGCAAGGGGCTTGCTGCGCAGACAAAATCAGCAGTGGACGAAGCAGACAACGGGATTGCAATATGACACCGAATCAGGACGTTGTGGGCATCTTTGATGCCAATGGAAACCAGAAATTCACCCAGGCGCGCAGCATGCGCTTGCAGACCACACGCACGGCAAAGACCGCGCAGCACCCGCTAGAAACCGGCGCGAGTGTGGTTGACCATCGCGTGATAATGCCGATTGAGGCGCAGCTGCTGGTAGTCATGCAGGCCAAAGACTACCGCAATATGTACTCGCAACTGCAGGCCAGCTTTAACGCTGGTGAAATCCTTTCGGTGCAGTGCAAGGCTACGACTTTCGCAAACATGTCTATTGCCGACATGCCGCACGAAGAAACGCCGGAAATGCGCGACGCCGTGCAAATGATGGTGAAGCTGGTTGAAACGCAGTTTTTCCGCTCGCAGGCCCAGGCTATCAGCAAGCCC